GACTTTCTGCAAAAAACGCTTGACAGGGTTAATCCCATCGGCTATACTGGGATTAACCCTAAGGCATGAAAGGAGTTCTGCACATGACAAAAGACAGTGAATGGAAAAAGGCATGGGACAAAGCCAATGTAAAGATGATAGCTGCAAAGCTATTTCTAACGAAAGAAGAAGACCGCAAGATTTACGACTTTCTGCAAGCGCAGGATTCGATGGCAAACACGATCAAGATGGCGCTCACGGAGTACATAGCCAACCACGCGCAGACAGAGTACAGATACGGCATGAGGCTGAGAGGGTTCAGCCCTGGAGCGCAACCGAAAGGTGTTCTGCGGCGAGAGGATGACACGACAGGCAAATACTACGATATTATCGTATACGACAGACAGCTTTCTGCGGATGAGATCGCAGACTATGAACTGGACGATTTGAATTGAACACCCCCCACAGACGAAGCCACCTAAACAACGAAAGGAGAACGTATGACAACCGTTATCATCATCGCCGTTATTTACGGCATATACAGACTGTGCAAGAGCGCCGCAGACCGCGCCCAGGCAGACCGGGCAGAGCGTGAGCGGCAGCGCATCCGAGAGGAGCAAGCCGCACAGCGCAGGGAGATCGCGGAGATGCGCGAGAGAGCGAAAGCCGAAACGCGCAGACAGATTGAGGCAGAGAAAGCGCGGATCGCATGGCAGAAACGCCAAGATCAGATAAACCGACAGGCACAGGCAGAGCGGGAGCGGCTGAGGAAAGAGCAAGAGCGGCAGGCCAAGGAACAGGAACGGCAAGCCGCAGAGATGGAGAAGATGCGGCACGTTCTGGCACAGGCAACCGCCGACATCGACTTTCTGCAAGACCGCACAGCAGACCTCTACGCACAGCTTGACTATCAACTTCTGCTTCAATCTGGCACAGTGCCGGGGAGCAAGCAGTTTGAGAAGTATCAAAGCAAGATCGTCACGCTGAAAAATCAGATTCACACAGCAGAAAACAAGTTGAGCAAGGCAGAGTGGAACAGGGACACGGCACAGCGCAAGCTGGCATGAGAAAGGAGAATGAACAATGAACGAAACTAAAGCCACCGCCATAAAGATGATGAAAGAAAACAGCGCAGAGCGCAAGGAAGCGGAGAAAATGATGGGTTGCAAGTTTGAAGATATGAGCAAAGAGCAAAGAGCGCTTGCAGCGATTCTCCTCGCCGCTTTTGATGGAGTGTGGAACCGTTGAAGCACACCATCACAACACAAAGCCGGAGTAGTAAATCTACCCCGGCTTTTTTGCGTTTATTTCATTCCCTTGCGTATAACAGCGTTATTTTGCGTTCTAAGCGGCTTTTGCTTTTGCCGTATGATTTCACATATGAATTGCTAAAACCCGATACAGAGCGATTTAACGCTATTATACGCTTGTTTGACAAGATAAGTTGTGCGTGGTATGATAATTAGTTTGAAATCTGAATGAACGGTTGCACCGATTTACAGAATGGACAGTACATCCCCTTGCGATGAAACTTAGGCGTTCTCCGATCCGCTCTCTTGCTTGCCCTTGTTACATATCCGCATCCCGGACACTTAAACACCCGCATGATTCGTCCGTGGGTTCGGTAGTGGCGCATTAACTTTCTGCCTCCGGGAAATGACGCTTGGTGACGGCAATGGGGAACTCCTCAATCTCCGATGCCCACACAGGGATTGCTCCGCAGCGTGAGAAAGCGAGAGGAAAACCGCCGATGCCGTCAAACAGGCTTGCCATTGTCACCGGGCGTTCGTACTGAGCGCAGATCCGTCTTGCGAGATATTCCCAAAACGGCAGCGCAATGGAATTGCCCAGTGCCTTGTACCGTGGGCTATCTGCGTCCTTGTGGCGTTTGCCCTTGCTGTCCGTCCACTCGCCGATGTCCGTCCATCCATCTGGGAATCCTTGCAGACGCTCACACTCCATTGGGGTCAGCCGCCGCACGATGCTCGTTGCCATTAGCGGTCTGTCCTTTTCTTCTGCGGTCAGCGTGGTTGCCGTGCCGTCTTGCGTAATGCCGTTATGTCCTTTTCTGTCGCTCATGTAGGTTGATTCTACCATGCTTTCACCCCCCCTATTACTGTCACGGTAGGCGGGTCTTTCGCATCCGTCGCGCACAGGGAGCTTGCCGTCCCGTCTGTTATCCCTACCGTGTGCATATAGTTGTGGCTTGTCATTATTGTTTTCATCTGTCACCAGCATATCATTGTACGCGTCCTGTCCGTTGTATGAGCCGGGATGACCGCCAGGGTTAAGCGTTCCGGCTACCGTCTGATAAGTGATTATGCATCCCCTCCGTTCTGCTTTGAGGGTGAGGGCAACGCCCCCCCTACTTTGGGCGTGGGGTCATCGGATATGTAGTCAGCTCTGAGTATCGCGATTGATCTCCCGGCTTCTCTTGTAAGTGGGTGGCATTGCCCCCCCATGTTGGGTGGGAATAGTTAAACTTTGAGGTGATTTGCGATTCATCAAAAACAAGCGTATTGACAATCAACACTTCACTGCCCCCCCCCCGTATGAGCCGCCACAGCAAGTTATACTGACGGAAACATCATCCGCTTTGTATGCTGCGCTTTGGCTGATCTGATTGAATGTCATCTGCTTCATAAAGAATCATTGGGAGATTGTTTCCTCCCTCGCCCCCCAGCTTCTATGGTTGGGGCAATTTCCGTGTCCTGCACCATGATGTTGGAGAATCTACGCTGCAAAACTATCGGCACATTGCCCCCCCCTGTTCCGTATCGAGCGGTCACCGTCATGCAGACATCTGACAGCTCCCATTGGTCATTCCTTGCTTTGTTGTACAGTTTCATAAGTCACAACACAGGGTTGCCGTTGCCCCCCCTCATAGTGTTTAACGTTGGGCTTATATCACCGTTAGCTATGCGAGGGATGCCGTCCTGTGAACGAGGCTCAAAGCAAATCAGCGGTGGATGTCCGTGGTCTTGCGCCCGGAGGGTTGCTGTTTTATCAACTGTTATGTTCATTTGTGCCCCTCCCCTGGTCATTCAAGACGAGGATACCAACACAACGTTGTTGCTGTTCGTATTGTACCTCTGTTCTTTGTTTTGTAATGTTCCGTTTACACATTCGTTTATCGTTCCGTTTCTGCAATCAACGGCGTATGCCGCGCGATGGTGGCTGCCGGTGGTATCCAAAACAGCGTGAACATCAACGGCGTTAAGCGTATAGCAAACATCTTTGCCAATTCCAAAGCCTTGGCTATTCATCGATGTCCGCCCCCCCCTGTATGGAGTAGCAGACAGCATGAGGAGTACCGTGAGAATCAGACAATATAGTCGGGCAAACATCAGTCAAGTAATTTGCCATTCCCTTGTCTCCTTGCTGGTCGATTCCGTATACCACACGAACAGCGTCTGATCTTGGCTCACGCCCAGCGTCCCGGACTTCTCCCATTGAATCAGCGGCCCCTTCCCGGCTTTCTTGCCGTAGCAATCTCGCTCACACCCCCCCTAATTTTGAGGGTACACGATGACTTTTGCTCCGCTTGTGTTTGCCCCCCCCCACGGCTGCGGTAATGGCACACGCGACATCTCCGTCAACCGTCTGATTGTACACATCCACCGCTACCGCATTGACGCAAAAGGGCTTCTTTCAGTTCCGGCGGCAACTCCTTGCCCCTCTTCTGCGCCCTGTTGAGGATGCCCTCGCAAGCCCTTGCGCTCAAAGAGTATTTCGGGAGCGGACAATCCTCCAAAATCTGCGACAAGCGCGATACGTTTTCTTCTCTGGGGGACTCCCCAAAACTGTGCATCGTGAACTCGCCAAGCAATGCTCCATCTGCCATCCGCAGCGTAGTAGCACCCGGCTTTTGTCCATCCTCGCTCTGGTACACACACACACACATCGGCATCCGGCTCTGCGACTTTGATGATTTCCTCAATGACGGCGGCGAAATCAGCGCCTTTTGGCTTTCCGCTGCTGAACGCTCCGGGGACGTTCTCCCAGACCATGAATCGAGGTCGAACAGCCCAACCTGTCCGTCCAGTATCTCTTGCATCCTTTTCCCTCATTTCTCTGATGATCCGCATCTGCTCCATGAACAAACCGCTTCGCTCTCCGGCAAGTCCAGCTCGTTTACCCGCAACGGACAAGTCCTGACACGGAGAACCGCCTGTCACAACGTCCACGATTGGCACATCGTACCCTCTGATTTTTGTTATATCACCGTAGTGCTTCATGTCGGCAAATCTCCATACTTCTTGATAATATCCTCGCTGTTGACTCTCTCTCCAAGCGGCTGTTCCTGTTCCGGCTCAACGCCCGTACCCTCGGTCATGTTAAAATGACTCTTCTGCCACCAGATGGTCAGCACCCTGTCAACCGCTCCGGCAGCGGCAGACGCTTCAAGACCCGCTCCAACGATTGCTTCAAACGCATCGGCAAACTCTTTGAACCGCGGATCGCTTGACCTCTGCTCACCTCTGCGCCACTTGTATAAATCTTGGCTGTGTAAACCACACGCAAGGCAAGCGGTCTTGACAAGCATCGGCATACCCGCTTGGGTGCAGAGGGCGACGTAGGTGTATAGGGCGTTCATCAACTGTTCTGGATCACGCTTATCAACCGTCTGCCCCAGCTTGATACACTCCATCACGAAAGCCCCCGCCGCACGGTTGATACCCGCCTTGTTCTCCGTCATGGCAACCGCCACGGGGGATTTTTCCCAATTCGCCAACGCCTTTTCTGCGTATTCCTCCGGGGTCTGCCCCACGTTCACGAGGCGCTTGTCTGTTCCGCGCTCGTCGCGTTCTTCTTCGGTCAAATGCACAGCCGGAGGGATTATGCCTTTCTTTCGCGCCCGGAATATAATCTGCTTTACATACGTTTCGCTTGCCCCGGTAGCTTTGCAAATTGCTCGGTAGCTTTTTCCATCTTGGAACATCTTGATTACAAGGTCTTTGTCAATTGCCGTTTTCGTTCACCTCTCATTCCTCCCAAAACGGTTTATCCGGCGCATCAATAATCTGCTCTCCCAGCTTGCGCCAACACTGTTGTTTACCGTATGCTCCGATCTTGCGGATACCTACCCGCTCCCAACCGTCCAAGCGGTTCAGAATCTTGCCGACATCCTTGCTCTCGACCAACGATGGTTCTTTTGGAAAGTCCGGGTTAGGAGATAGGGCGCGGTGGAACAGTTCACGCACACAAGTCAACTCGCCGGGGTTCTTGTGATCCAAGAACTCGGAGATAGCACCAACCCGCCAATCATCTTGCATTGCGTTTTCTTGTGCTTCTGTGTATTCTGACAGTAGCTTATCGCTTGCATACGGTTTCATTTCGTCCGTGTTGATTTTGGCTTTTGCTTCGGCCCAACATTGCAAGATATACTCACGAATCTCGCTTTCTCTGCGATAGATTTCGTACCCGTACTGCCTGTCGCCCGTGCATTCGACTGGATACCACCTTCGGTTGCCCGTCTTGTCCACCAACGGAAAGCGGTCATTGCTACTCGCAACGAAGAAGCATCTGCGTGGAAGTTCTGTAGGGTTTCGGTCATATGGCTTGCGGTATTGGTCGCGCTGACGGGACACAAAAGCCTTGATGGACTCTTGGTCTTTTGCTTTGGTAAAAGCAGACATCTCTTGAATTTCCATGACCCACTTGCCTTGCAAGTCCTCAATGGCCTGTTGTCCTTCCATCTGCTTCAAGTCACCATAGTAGTCATCATTGATTGCCAGAAACCTTATCAGCGTTGACTTGCCGCATCCTTGGTCGCCCATCAGAATCGGAACATCTTCAAACTTTCTGCCGGGTTCATAAAGGCGGTGGATTCCACCCGCAAAGATTAATCTGGAAACCTCTCTGCTATACGGTGTATCCTTTACCTTCGCCCACGTTGCCAGAAAATGCTCACACCGATTTTGACCGTCCCATTTGATACCATTAACAATATCAATGATTGGATTGTACTTTCGTTTATCGAACAGGATTCTCAAGGCAGCTGTGTGTTTGTCTTTGGAGTAGATGCCGTATTCCTGTTCGATGTAGTTCATGCTTCTTGCTTCATCAGCGTCAGTCCAAGGCGTGATGCTGAGTTTACCATTCGCATTTGTGTGGATCTCCGCACGGTTTGACAGTTCATTGAACCTTATCCCGGAGTAATGCTTGTCACCGTCCATAATCGCAACAAAGTTGGAAATCAAAAGTTTTGGGTCGCCATGTTTATCAACACCGTCTGCGGAAAACACAACCTCTGACCTTGCAACCTCAAGTTCTTCTGTCTCGTTTTTGCTGTCCATGATCTGGTCGAGCATATAGCTCACCCTGTCGATGTTCTTAATTGCATAGATGTATTCATCGGACTCCGGGGCGGCGGTTCTCTTAATCTTGTCAAGACGAATCCACTCGTCATAAACCAGATGGTATTCGTTCCACCACTTTTCTTCCTTGCGGCGTTTCTCTTCACGCTCTGCCCTTTTGATGGCGATTTCTGCACTTTGCTCTGGACTGGGGTCGCATCCAATCGGAAGATTCAACTTGAAGTCTGCGTTAATCTTCTTCATCGCATCCGACATGGATTGCAACCCGCAAACTTCTTTGACAAAAGAAATAGAATCCCCACTTGCTCCACACACAAAGCATTTGTAATAGGCATCGTTGTATGAAAAATTGAAACCGTCCCCGTTATGAATCGGGCAAGGGCATCGGTGGTTTTTGCGCGGAGTTGACGGCGCATACGCTGACAGAACATCTTCCATAGTCACAGAATCGTGAATTGCCTGTGCTATGTCATTCCAGTTTGCTTTGCTCATATCCACATCCTATTGCCCCGCACAGCGGGTCTTTCACTTTGTGCTTGCACTTTCTGCATATATATACAGAAACATTGCATACCCCACCAACCCCATATCGTTCTATCACATGGGGTTCTGGGCATCTCCGAATTGTGCAAGGCGCAAACAGTTTATTTGTCACGTTGCACAATATCGGAGCGTAAGTGGGCGGTGAGGATTTCTTTGCGTCGCCCATGCCCACCGACTACTTCTCCAGAGCGGTCTTGATCATCGCCATGAACAAAGCAAACGCCTGTTCTTCGCTAAAGCCCTTGTCTACAAGGGACTGGTACAAATCGCGCAACTGCTGTGCTGCTTTGTCGTTTTCTTCCTTACGGCGCAGACTCTCGACAGTCTTCCTGTCTGCTTTCATGCGTTTCTCAATGAACTCAAGTTCTTCCATCATTGCTATCCTTTCTCGCAGGAATGTCCATCATTTCCGGGCGCTTCTCTTCCGTCCATGCGAGTCCGCACAGATTCCAGATGGCGGCAATCAGATGGTCTTCGTCAGTTTGTCCGTCCATGTACTTGAACATATGCCGCATGGCAGAGTCCGCAAAGCTGTGGGCGGGTATGCCTTTTTCCCAGTTGCGGTCACCGTACTTTTTGCACCCGTTCTCATAGTGACGGGCAAGCCGGAGTATCACGCACATCGGAAGTAGATCGCATCTCCCCTTCCCTTCGTGCATATCGCGGACTGCGCCGGAGTCGAACTGAGTGCGCTCCCCAGAATCCTTAATGGTGGGTTTCTGATCCCGCTTCAAGCGGTAGTATGTAGGGAGTTTGTCTTTGCTCCCATCTGGCGGCATTGAGCATCTATTGCACGGAAACTCGGTCATTCCGTTCTCCATGAACACGCAGTTGTCGCACCATGTAATCAGCGGATTACCCGTAATCAATCATCCTTTCTAACGCTTCGCGCATTTCGTAATGCAGAATATCGCGAATCAGCTTGCCGCCCGTGTCAGAGCGCTCACACATGAGAATCGGACACCTATATCTCGCCATCCACGTTATGAGCGACGCTATCATGCTCTGAGGTTTCATCTGTGAACGATATGCCCCGGCGTATGCGTTTTCCCACGATGACCGCTCAATTAAGATATAGAGCAGAATTTCAGCGTCTCGCGCACGATTAAATTCTGCTCTAAACCTTTTCCTGTCTCTGCAAAAGTTTCCGGCGATTTCTGTGAGCGACATTTTGCGCTCAACAGCTACTGGCAGATAAAACCATGTGCCGTCCGGCAACTGGGTCTTAGCGGTATAGTCACCCGCCAGTAGCGTTTCGCGTACATAGGGTTGAAGATAAGATAGGCGTTTGGTGAGCGCATTAGTTTGCTGTTCGCGACTGTCAACGCAGAAAACCATCTTGTTCAGACAATCTTCTGCTTCAACAGGATCAAGTACCATCAGAACGGGAGTTCGCCGTCGGACTCCTCGACGATCTCGCTGAATGCCGTGGTGGGCTTGTTGGCAAGCGGCTTGTCCTTGGGGACTCTGAATTTGCCCTCGCGGATGTTGTCGATAGAGTCTGCGGAAACGGCCTCAGTAGTCCACCCGGTGTTGCCGTTGTACTCCCACTCCTTGTTGCGGTAGAGCAGTCCGATCTTCTTGCCCTTCAGCTTTTTCTCGTCCCAGTCGAACGTAAAGCCGGGGTTGGACTCCTCGATGGCCCAGATGGTGTTGCCAAGGGAGCGCTTGTTCCACTCGTCCTTCTCGCTCCCGTCATCCTTGGGCAGACGCACCCGGAACGTGCCGCGCCACTTCTTGTTCTCGTTGGTGTTGTTGTCATAGTCACGCTTGAAGATGCCGGAATAGTCGCCCTCGCAGACATCGTGCGCGATGATGAGGACATCTCCCCAATCATTGGAATCCACCTTTGCGCTGACGATCTGGCACACATACCCGCCCGCCGGGAGAGTCTCGCGCCCACTAGAACTTCTCTTGACTTCAACTTCAAATTTTTTCATGTTTTGCTCCTTTATAAAAATGTTTTATTAATAGCTGTTTCCCTCAATCTCGCCTGTTTCTTCGTCAACCAACGGGCAGAAGCAGTTCGGAGTTCGCCCGTCGATGATATATGCACCCGTGAGTCGGCATTGTTTCCGAGCATAGGTTTCGCAAGCGGGGCATCTGTCGCAGCAGATGGTATCCCCAACAAAATAGAAGTAGGCAATTCGCTTGGTGTACTTTCTCACACCGTCGCCTTGGGATTCTACGGATGTTTCTTTTGCTTTTGCCATCACAGCCCCCAGTATTCCCGGACGCACTTATCCACATACCCCAAATCGTTGGGAATCTTCAGCGTGGGGAACATACCCTCTGGGCTTTTTGCGGTGGTGTATCCGTCGCTCTGGGTGACGTAGTGATGACCGTCATTGTCCACCGTCGCAAGCAGAACGATGTCAAAGCAACCCTCAAGCGTGAGATACTGATCAATCATCTTGCCCACAGTCTTTGCTTTGATTTTGCCAGTATTGGGATCGGTTTCGGTATGATGCAGAAAATACACAATCACATCGTCCGGGAGGGCGTAGTTGACATTGTGGATGAGGTTGCGGAACGCAACAGCCATATCGGTATACTTCTGATAACCGACTTCCTTTGCCCGGTCGAAGAGTTCGTTGACGAGCAGATACTGCGAATCGTCAATGACATACTTCTTCAACTTGGGCGCTGTGAAGATGCTGCTGATGTCCTTATAGGTTGCGCGGGTCTTGACCTTGTAGTCACCCTTGAACGGCAACCGTCCTTTCTCTACTGAGAAGATGCCGGTCTCTTTCGGATTAAGTCCCTTGATGCCGTAGGACTTTCCGCTACCGCTCTCCCCCTCAATCAGAATCGGAACTCCCATTGGTTTCTCCTTTCAAATTTTCGTACCACCCAATTGAGATTTCTCCTGTGGTACTGTTTTTCCAGATTTCTACGGTGCAGTTCTCATGTATCTCGCACTCGTCAAAGATGTTGTTTGCCACAATCTCATCCATGCAACCATACCCACAGATAGAGCAAGAGCAAAAGAGCAATACAGATAATCGCTCCTCGCAATTCCCAACGGTGATTCATGACCTTAACCTCACGGCCTCGGTCAGAGAACACCCTCCGCACCCGACAATGAAGTTGTCCCCTACCCGGCGCTTGATGTAGATACCGTTCCCGCACAAAGGACACCGATGCGGGTTGTTCTTTGTGTTCATATCCGCGTAGCGATCTTTGCTCCGAATCTTCTTTGTGACATCGATGATGTCGAAGATGTCCCTGTGAGCATCACGCTTGAACATGAGATGCGCGGTCTTAATCTTTTGAAAGATGACATAGGCTCGCGCATTGTCGGACGCGAAGATTTCCAACTCCCGGATGGCCTTGTCATTGCGCTTGGACAGAGCATCCTCATAGTCCAAAGCGGCGCGGATGATGACTGCATTGAGTATTTCGTCGCAGTCCTTTCTGTCGAGCGGCGGGGCTTGGAGTTCCCGGTAAATCTTCCACGCATTGTCTGCCAGTTCGCGGTAAAGGTTTTTCTTTTTCCGCTCCGACAGGATCAGCGGCGTGTAGACATCATTAAACTCTTCGCCCTTCCGGGCAGCTTCGTCCATCGCACGGTTGCGCTGATGTTGGAGTTTTACGATCTTGCCGATTGCATCTCCATATTTTGCCTCATAGTCAAGGCTTAACTTCATGTAGTCCGTTGCTCTCTCCCCTTTCGTCAAGATATTTCCATTGAAAACCGTAAGCTTGGTGAATAAGCCCGGCTGCACAGTTGCGGATGTTTGCCGGATATTTGCTCAACCGTCTTGCGGCATCTCCGATGGAGCGGTAGGTGGCAACCACCTTGCCGTCCTTGATTTGCGCCACGGGTCTTGAAGTGTTTCGGTATTTAATGCTTTCCGGGGCAATACCCAATTCCCGCCGCCACCGCACGATTTGTCGATAATGGCAGTTAAACCGCTTGAGCAGAAATCCGATTCCTTGGTCTGCGACATCCGCAAACCCGACTGGCATGGGGCGCAGAGGCATTGACATTAGCCCACCCCCAACAGCTGGAACACACCGCCGACAACGGTGCAGACGAGCCAAATGCCAATCACACCGCACAAGGCGACAATGCCGTCCTCGATAGTGCGGACAACCAATCTTCTGAATTGAATCTTATTCATGGCTTTACCTCGATTTCTGTGCCATATTCGGCGCGTACAACTGTCCTTAAATCTGCTTCGGAGACATACCCCTTGTTGATGCTATCCACAACGTAGTTAAACGCATCGGCAAACTCTTGGAGTTCTTCGTCACCCGTTCCGAATTTGTCTTTTAGCGTGTAGAGCATGATGGTCAGCGCACCTTGCAATCCATCCGTCATGCCTCGCTTGTACGCTTTGTCAACGTCAGCTTGCGTCCTGGGAATCCGTCGCGGATTATTAGAGGAACTTGTAGTCTTGCTCATCGGCGTTGTTCCTCGCTCTCCGCTCATGCAACCATTCAGCATAATCGTCCAGATTCTCCATGACATATTGCTTCATGTGGAACGGGTCGGAGATGTTCTTCAAGCAATCTCGGCAGTAGTACCCGCCTTTCAGATCTTCGTACCGCATCGGAGACTTGCACCGATAGCAGTAAGCTGCGTCATCATAGTCCGGGGAAAGGCAATGCGGACAGGCCAAGAAGTTTTCGGTGTAGTGCGGGGTAATCTCATCGTGGAAGAACGATTCCGTTGCGGCCTCGTCCTCGGAGAATACCGCGTTGCATCGGTTACAAACGTAATGAGCCATTCAGACACCCCACTTTTTTCTAAGATAGTGGACGATTCTTTCCACCTCTTCCGTGCTTGTCGCAAGGAGCAACGCGCTCTGCTTCTCGGCGTTATAATTGCGGATGCGTTCGTTGTACGGCATTGCGTACTTTGGTTCTGCGTGTTTTGCTTTCTTACGATTCAGCATACGCCACACTCCCCTTGCTGATGATCCGCGCCAGAATCGCCAGAACCTTGCGCGGGTCTGTCTCGGTTTTGATAACATAGTGCAAGTATCAACTCTCCTTTCCGCTCCATGTTAATTTTGCTTGACATTGGACTTTGGAAAGGTTAAGATAATGTTGCCCACACATCTTAATACCTTTCCAAAGACCCGCAGAAGATGGGGGTTATGTTTATTGTTGTCATCTTCTACTGTCAATGATAATAAACCCTCAATAATCATTTGTCAAGCACGAATTTAACATTTGGGGGAATTTTTTATGAACGGAGAAGAATTTGTTAATCAGTTGAACGCAAGAATAGCTGAATTAGGGTTAAGCAAAGGGGCTTTTACGGAGCTTACAGGCATTTCTCGTTCTTCTGTTTCTCAATGGAAAAGTGGTATTGCAAAACCATCTGATGATGCGATCAGAAAAATAAACAGCGTACTCGGAACAAATTTTGAAGTGTCCTTAAAATCGGACAATATTTTTGATAAGATTCAAATGCTCCAAGAACTGCGAGATTCGGAAAGGGCGTTGCTTGCCGTCACGAAAAACATGACGGATGATGAAATCCGCAGAACAACGGAGTTTATAAAAACTCTGAAAGGTGGAAACAACAATTGATTGAAGGAGCAGACTACTTTGTCCGTGTAATTGATTTTCCACATGGAGTCAACAGAATCGGATTGGTGCTGTTAAACGATGACGGAACGTACTCGGTCTACCTCAATGCCAGAGCAAGCGCATACGCGAGAAAAAAGGCCATGCGGCATGAATATGATCACATGGCAAACGATGATATGTATGGAGACAAGGACATTCGCAAAATCGAAAACATTTGAAAAATGCGAAGCAAACCTTCAAAATTCATTGGAAAAATGTAAAGTACAGTTTAAGATTTGCATAGTCTTAGTAAAAAAGGTGGTGGTTAATATGCGTGTGTCTTTGTACACTCGCGTTTAGCAAGCACAGAAGAACAAGCTCGTCACGGCATTAGCTTAGAGGCGCAGTCTGCCGCTCTGCACGAATGGGCTGAATCCAACGGACACGTTATCGTAGGCGAATATACAGACGATGGCGTATCAGCGCGTAAAGCCCCATCTAAGCGTCCCGCGCTCCAACAGCTATTGCGTGACATTCCCACTAACAAAACAGAACTGATCGCGTTTACAAAGCTAGACAGATGGACACGCAACGTAAAAGGCTATTACCAAGTACAAGACGCGCTGGATAGGAACAAAGTGTCATGGATCGCGGTGCAAGAAGATTACGAAACCATCACAGCATCCGGCAGATTTAAGGTTAACATAATGCTTTCTGTTGCAGAGAATGAAGCTGACAGAACAAGCGAAAGAATCAAGTCAATCATGGAGCATAAGGTTGTGATGGGAGAGGCGATAACCAATGCTTTGCCTGTTGGGTACAAGATTGAGGGCAAGCGTGTTGTGCCGGACGAACGTGCCGAAGCTGCACAGGCGGTATTTGAGTGCTTTATTCGCACAGCGAATACACAACGAGCGCGGGATATGCTAGATAATATATATGGTATATCTCTGCCGCTATTGTCCATCCGCAATATGCTACGAAATGAATTATATCTTGGGCGATACCGTGGCAATTTAGACTATTGCAAGCCAATTATAGAACAGCGTGTTTTTGACGAGGCGCAGCGCCTCCTGGACAGCCGCACAGTAAAGCAAACCCCCACCCGCCAAACCTATCTTTTCTCCGGCTTGGTTTTCTGCGGGGAGTGCGGTCATAGAATGGTAGGAATCCACACAAAAGTCCTGTCTTATCGGTGCAATCAACATTACGAATTAAAAAGATGCTCTCATGGCGGCTATTACAATGAGGCAAAACTTGAATCATATATCACGCAACATCTCAACGAGGTTGTGGCGGGATATACGGCAGAATATGAGGCAGAAAAGAAGAAAGCACCGCAGATAGATCGTGCGGCAATTCAGCGCAAACTTGACCGTCTGAAAGACCTATATGTGGACGGCGACATAGGCAAAGAAAAATATAAGGAGGAACGCGATAAACTCACGCCCCTCCTTGAAGTGAAAGAAAGTCGGCCTCGGAAACCAACTGTTGTAATTGGTAATGACTTTTTACAACATTATGCAAATCTGTCGCGCCAACAAAAGCAAGAGTTCTGGCGAAACATAATTGACCGAATTGTGATTGACCAGAGCAAGCAAGTGTCTATTTTTTTGCGATAACTGATACTAAATGTATGTTGCCTGTAGGCGCTATACTCTAAGTATCACTAAGACAGGAGTCCGCTTGCCTCTTTACTGTCGCTCGGCCCAAAGCGACGATACATTGCCATCGCAAACTCAGCCCTTGTGAGCGGGTCGTTGGGTCGCCCGTCCATGACAAGACGTTCTTGTTTAGCCCACTCCATCGCGTCATCGTACCAGTTCGTTTCTGGCACTTTAGCCTGAGGCATCCACAGCTTTGCCGCTTCGATGCTTGTGGTCTTGTTCATATCAACAGGGAATCCAACCTTGCTCTGCATCTCCACGGACTCTGCCCCGCCGCTCCACATATACTGATAGACGGTTGTATACTGCGACAGTCTGCCAAGACTCCATGCTACGCATTGCCAGAATTTTCTGCAAGCACCCTTTTGCGCGAGATAGTCAACCAACCCCGCATGACCGTACATACCCGCCTCATACGGATAACACGCCTCTTGTGCGGCGCGAATGTACGCCTCAATGGTGGGGTACTCGTTCTCTTGGGCGCAGTAGTCGCAAGTGAAATAGATCGCAGTTCCGTGTGGTACTCCAAACGCTTCTGCAAGGTTCTTTGCCCTTGCTCCGTCGCTCTTTCCCCGTTCTGCGCCGCCCTTGACATCTCCCGCGTTGATTTCCCAGCACAGAAGAATTGCCAGTCCCGCATCATGGAGTGCCTTTGCTTCGTCCTGTTTCAGATTCTTCCACATTCCATCTGGAACAAGATAGCGTCCGACAAAGGACACTCCATTGTCTTTCAAAATCTTCGCGGCGTTTGCAGAGATCGTGGCGGCAGTATCAACGCCAATGTAAATCATTCTGCGGGAGTCTCAGCATTCGGGCGAATCCAAGTCGCACCGTCGATTTTAGCACCGTACAGGTCGGTGATTTCGCAAGACACATAGTCCGTGTCGCCGTTGCGTCCGTAGGCGTATGCCCCAAGGTAGGCATGGTAAGCGCCAAGAGCGGCCTCAAGAGTATCGTGGATCTCGACGCCCTTGTCCCACGCGTCCGTGTTCAAGTCATGCTTGATTCTGTGATGGAAAAATTTCTGTTCCATTTTTATGCCCTCCTATTCACGAAATGCCTTGTTTTGTTACGGTTCCGTTCATGATCTTGTAGAACCCCGTGTCAGTGCTATTATAGAAACCGACAGCGATAGTCCCGTAATACTTCGGCGTCGATCCAGCTTGATAGGTCATGCCCACGATAAACCCGACGCTGCCAACACTAATGCTACCAATAAACGGCATTGGAGTACTAACGCTGCCAGTTGTTGCCACGGGAAACATATGATTGTCAGCAAGATATTGCAGCACAGAAAGCACGGTCGTGTAGGATGAATCCGGGCGCACATATCTTACATGGCTTACATTGGCGATCAGCGGCAAGGCCATCACCTCTTGGACGAGAGCGTTCAGCCCGCCTTTGCTGACCGCCGTCAGATAGGTCGCGTCGATAGCGGTTGCCGCGGGAATGGCCTGTGCTGCCGTATAAAGCCCGTCAGAGATGCTTGTGATGGTGCTGTTTTTAACGAGGACATATTGCCCAACAGCGGCACTCACCGCCGACTTGTTGCCGTCAACCACCACCGCCATAGCATTTGCAAGCGTACCCGCCAGCCCGATTCCGGCATCAATCTCTTGGCCCGTCCACGCACCGTCATAATACTCAAGTTCATCCATTTGGTACTACCTCCCCGCTGAACTTCCGCCAAGCAGCGCCGACTACGCGACTGTAGATGTTTATTCCGTCGAAACACACCTGTATTCTCCCGATGTTTGGCCCTTGAAAAAAGACAAACAATGTTGATTTTCTAGCTGACGGATAGTAAGGGAGCGTTGAGGCAGTTTCGGCGCTGGCATAGTAGACACCGGGCGTGAGGCTGGCTGTCTCGGTGTTGGGTGCAATCTCTACGGATTGTTTAATTCCACCGACATTGGCCCCCAACGCCGCAGCAATAGCCGCAGCAACGCCCCCGCTCGTTATTAGATTGCCGCTGTTTGCGGTCGGTGTGCTATCTGGATTATTCGCTTTGCCAACGGCACTATCAATCTGCGCCCCTGTGTAAGATGAATTGTAATTTGCCATAGAACCACCTCAATAATAGATGATTACGCATCCGTCGCCGCCAGATGCCCCGGCAGAACCAGACCCGCCATTTCCGGGAGTGCCAAGCGTATATTCCGGGTTTGGCATGGTGATGTCCCATTGCCATTGGACAAGTCCGGCATTACCGCCTCCGCCGCCGCCGTTTCCACCCGTACCACCGTTGCCGTAGGTCGGTTGACTCGGAGGGGCCGCAGTAGCACCGTTGCCGCCGTTGCCGCCGTCCACTTCGGAAATGCTTGCGAAACCATCAGTTCCGTCAGAACCGCTTGCGCCGAAAGCTGCGCCACCGCCGCCTCCACCAGAACCACGGAAGCGGTCATAGATGAACACCGATTCGCCCTCTGGTTGCTGTGCGATTGCGCCGATACCACCCGCACCGCCGCTTTCTGTGCCAATGCTCTCTCCGGGAAGTCCATCTGCGCCGTTATTTCCAGACCCACCGCCGTCAGCAAGTCCACCGTCGCCGCCACGTTGCCCCGCTTCACCGGGTGATGCGTAGTAGGTTTGACCGATGACATCAAAATATCCGGCAGTCACAAGTCCGTTGTCGGACGAAATGTCAACGCCCGTCCCTGTAACGGTTGACGGAGTTCCGTCTGCTCCCCAACCGCCGTTGGCAGAACCGCCTGTGCCGCCTTGCCCAACCGTGACGGTGAGGACTTGTCCGGGAGTAACAGATACCTCTGCGACATAGACCTTTCCGGGGTCACCCGCAGAACCGCCCTGTCCACCAGATGCAGTGACTTGGGAACTCTTATATTCCCACCGTCTCACGCCGCCGCCCGTGACTTGCTGTACTTGCGATGATGTGCCGTTTCCTCTTTCGCCATTAAACCCGCCTTGACCACCTTGACCACCACCGATTGCGGCAATCTTGAGCAGAGTCACGCCGGGCGGGACAGTAAACGAACCGCTTGTCGGAATAAACTGTCTGGTGTTATAGGTGTTGCCATTATTGCCGGGGGTGTACCCGTCAATCAATTCGACATCTGCGCCAAGGAACGTGCTGGGCTTTACGGTTGCTTTTCCGAAAATTGCCGTTACGCTCTCATAAAAAGCGTCCACGGTAGACAGCATTGAACCTAGCTTTTCATTATTAAGGTGTATCTTTGCCTTAACGGTTTTTGCGGAACTGTAGTACGCAAGCACACGCCTTGCCACGGAGAGCGAGTTCGCAGAGGAAATCAACTCGTTCCCGGTCACGCTCTTCAGACGCTCGACTTCGTTTTGACTGCGAACGGATTGACGCACGATCTGTTGCGTGTGCGTGTATTTCTTTGCCGTGATGATTCCAATGCCAGACACGATTGCGTAGTTCACGCCGCTTTCGATAATCGTGAGCGTCCCGCTTGTCTGCAAATCATAGACGGGGGCTTGGTCGAAAACCACGGTGAGGTTATCGGCAGCGGGTTCGGTGGTATTGTCGAACACCACCGCAGTCTCATCGTGCGCCGTCTGGTAGAAAGCGTGTTCTGTGATCTCCACGGTGTTCGCAGGGAGAGTGTACTTAACAGACCCGCCCATCGCAATGCGAGAAGCGGGGACGGTTGTTTCGGATGCATTGAGGTACGCAATTTTATAATCAATCGTTGCCGTGTTTTTTAGCATCGACGCACCGCAAGAAAACAGCAGACGGTGTAAGTTGTTTCTAGCAGTATCGTAAGGCAGATGCCCGTAGATAGATACGTTGGCAACAGCGGGGTCGAGAACAAAGCGGAACGTGTTTCCGATGATGCTCTGCGCCACTTCGCGGAACGTCTGTCCTGTATAAATCCCGCCGCCATGATTACGTTCATCGAGCAATCCAATGCCAGAAATGCAAGTGATTTTCCACGAATACTTGCCCACCCTGTCTACGGTTTTTAGATACCCCTTGGCATAGTAGGCGTTGTTGATGTACCAGTAGCACGGCACACCATAAGGCACATCAAGATAGTTGTTAGGTTCATACCCAGCAAAGATTCGGAACGTGTTTCCGTTGCTGTCAATCAGCTTGTCGGAATTGCGCGGAACAAAATTCCAATACTGCCGCACACCCGTTGCAGACAAGCGGTAGATTTTTCCGTTTGTATCTCTATACCCGCTTGCTCCTCTTGGCGCGTAAATCAAATCCGCATCGTAGCGGTATTTAATGGTGAATGTGAAGGTATCAACCGTCAACTCGTTTCCGATGGGGTCAACAGAAAATGTGCCGGATGTGCCGTTAATTGTGAGTGAACGGTTAGAATAGTGATAGAGAGGTGCAGACGGTGAACCTATGTAGAAATCGTTCTGTAAAAGCGGCACTCGCTACACCTCATTTCTGGATCAGCGGGAACGCAAGTCCTGTCCACCACTCATTGCCGTTTGCATCCTCAATCATGTATGTGCTTGGAAAGTTGTTAGCATAGCAAGTGAACGTGCTTGTGGTGTTGGTTTGAGGGTCGATGGTGGTTACAGGCACAAACACAGGTTCAATTGCCGTAAGCACAATGGCCTGTTCCGCAGCTGTGAGTGGGCGGCAAGTGATATCCCAACGGTACTTGGTGCTTACCCTGTCTCTGTCCATGTCGCCGTTCTCGAGCATACGTCCAGCGTTCGGCCCATCAACGTCATTGCGACTCCACTTCACGCCGCCGTGCGCGATGTAGGGCGTAATGTCAACACCGTTTACTATGAATGTCATGTTATTACGCCCCCTATCAAGTCACCATTGCCGCACCATAGCGATTTGCGGCTTGCTGATTATAGTGATACATCTTGTCAGCGAGAGACTGCCCGTCAAGAGTGATGTCCGGGTCAATGCTCTCCACGGCGTTTACAATGGCGTTTGCCATTCCGTAGATTGCGTTGATGACTCCGATGTTTCCGTTGGCGACTGCCGCCTCCATCTGCTCCACGTTCATGACTCCCGTGCGGTTGCCCATGTTCGCCACGATCTCCGGGCCAGCTTCACCTGCGACGAAAAGAGAACCGTTGTTCTCGATTGCGCCTCCGCTTGCATAAAGGCCAAGTTCAGATCCACGAACAACCTCTCCCCACACATCACCATACATTGTTTTGTGTTGTTCAATGTTGTTTAGGCCAGTATTGACTTCGCCTATTCTAGTTTTTAGTGTGCTGAACCAATTAATTAAATTGCTTACAGCAGTAACAACTCCATCGATTGCTTTTGCAATTTTCCCAAAGTTGTTTTCTCCGTTTACACCAACTTCGTCCATTGCGCTGGTCAAATCGTTTTTGGTTCCGTCAATACTGAAACTTGCCGCAGTTGCTCCCAAAACCGCAGATGCAGCGAGTATACATCCAAGTCCAAGCCCGATTCCTGCGCCAGTCAAAAGAAGCATAATGCCAACTGCCATAAGCGCAATCCCTGTCACAGCTCCGATTACTGCAAGCGTTGTTTGAATCTCACTAGATACTTTTGTCCAGTCTTCTTTTGCGGCGGTTGCAAGAACAGCGCCGCCAGCGACAATCATTCCAAGGCCAAGACCAATCCCCGCTCCAGAAAAAGCAAGAATCAATCCAAGGGCAATCAAAGCAGCTCCAGCCGCGAGTTCAATAGCCGCAATTTTCCCCTTAACTTCGTCAGATACAAATTCCCAATCTTCCTTTTTTTGCGTAGCAAGAACAGCGCCACCAGCAGCAAGCAAACCAAGTCCCAAGGGAATTGAAGCACCAGAAAACAGCAACACCGCACCAAGTGCCAGCAGAGCAGCTCCAGCCGCTTCTTCTATTACGGCAATTATTCCCTTAGTCTTATCGGGTACTTTATCCCAGTCTGCTTCAGCTTCGTCTTTGCCAGCCAAACCAGCAATAAGCAAACCAAGTCCAAGCGGGATGTGTCCAGAAAACAGAAGAATTGCGCCAAGCACAAGGGACGCATCGGAAAGAATCATTGTGATTTCTTGCACAACGCCCTCAATTTCTTTGCTAAGTGCGCCCTCTGCAACGCCGCCAAGAAATCCACCGACAGCACCCATCGCTTCGCCAAGGAATCCCAATGCCTTGCTTGCAAGATCATCCCAGTCAATGTTGGAGAACAGCGTTATAAACCACTCAGTAACCTTTTTGCCGATGGCCTCCCAATCAACGCCAGACAAAAAGTCTTTTGCTTTTTCAAGCGCGGTAGAAATAAAACGCCCGATTGACTTTGCAAGTTCTTTTGGATCTAGTCCGTCAAAGAATTTAATGATTTTATCGGAAACGGTTTTGCCTATTGATTTAAAATCTTTATCGTCCATCCAATCGCTTGCGCGGTTTAACCCACCGACGATAAAGTTCTTTATTGCGTTTCCAATTTCGTATGTATCAAGATTTGATACGAACCCAATCAAACCATCAAAAGCGCCAGTAAACACTCCAACGAGCGTAGAACCAAGCGTTTCAAAATTAATTTCGCCAAATGCTCCATTTAAAAATCCAGCGATTTTTTGCCCTATTTTGGACGGAACAATACCATTAGTGAAGCCAAAAGCAAAGTTAATTGCTTTGTTTATTTTTTCACCAAGTTTTTTTCCGGCCTTTTCAGAGTTCCAATCGTCAAACACATCGTTAATGTGTTCGGCAAGTGCGCTCCCCGCCGCACTCCAGTTTCCATCTTCGATGGATTGACGAACCTTCTCTGCCCAATCCGGCAAATCAGCAAGTTCCCACTTGCCGACGTTGGAATCCGCTCCACCACCGCCGCCCTTGTTCTTGTCATTTAGACGGTTGATTTCATCGAATCCAAGGATGGTTTTCTTGTACTTGCTTGCCGCTCCGCTTGCCTTGTCCCATGCGGTAGCTTCATCCTCTCCGGCAGAAAGGTACTGCGCTCTGCCGCCAAGTGCCGCAAACAGCGCAGACAGAGCGGTCATCAGTCGGGTGATTGCGGCGGCGATTGCCTCAATGATAGGCATAATCGTTTGAAGCAGTTCCCCAAACGCCGCGCCCATCTGGTTCTTCATTTGCCCAGAAACAGACGCAAGGTGATCCAACGCCTGTGCAAGAGAACCAGTAATTCCCCGGCTAAAGGCATAGGCGTGTTTTAATCCCTCTTGAAATCCTTGCGTGATTTCTTTGAGCATGGTACGCAAAAGTCTGTACCCCGCAATGCGCTTGATGGACGCAAAAAATTTATTTGTGTGTTTGGTTGCCGTCTTTGCGGCGTTTCCAACACGGGACACTGCTTTGTGCGTACCGCCAGAAGCAACACTTTTCCCGGCGCTTCTCACGCTACTCAAAGCGGACGAAAGGGAGCGAACCTGTTTTGCGGCGCTCCCAGCGTTGGTTTTTACGTCAAGGCTGATGTTTTCTACCGTCAAGTCGATTCGCTCCCCTTGTTGTGTCTCATATCCCAGTTTTGCTTATGGGCGTGTAAAAACTCACGCAAGCGTTCTATCTTGCGCCGATTATCCGCTTTGCGTTCTGCATCGGTCATCTCGGTGATCCTGTGCGGTTTGTCCGGGTATTTGACCATGTGCTTCGTGTCCATGACAACGGCAACCGCCTCTTGGATATAGATGCCTTGCATCCACAGTTCTTGGTTTCTTGCTTCAACGTCGAACTGATGCTTCTGCCAGAAGAACGCTAAACGATCTAGGCTTTCAAACCAAAACTCGTCCCATGTCATACCGTAATGTAAAAAGTACGGACACATGGAATCGAGTGCTTTTCCAAATTGTGATTGTGATGCTTCTAAATCGACATCTTGAAACGAAACGCCATCACTTACGTCCGTTTCCACGCGACGTTTCCCGTGCCACGCTTCAGTGCCTTAATCGCGCTCTCATACTCGTCGGCAACGGCAGACATCAGCGCATCAATCGGTTCGCCGTTCTCGTCATATTCCTGTTCCGCTCCGTCAGCGACAGCCGCCAGAGCGCGGTAGATCTCCATGCGCTTGGAGTCGGGAACGGTATTGTGATGGGCGATAAAAAGCCCTTTCCAGAGGGTTTCCGCGCCCAACAGCTTTTCTCCAAGCTGTGCAAAGTTCACGCCGGACTTTTCCATCTGCTTCAGCGTGAAAGCGGTCACTTCAAGTTTGTAGTCCTTGCCATCGGCAGTAAACTGAATCATTTGTCAATCTCCTACTCTTTCAAAATCTCGTCTCATGCTCTATTCAAAAGGGGCGGCGTTTTAAACCGCCCCGTTGTTTGTGGTTATCAGCTTTCGATCTTAGCTTCGTAACCCACGTTGTCGGATTCGATGATCTCGACATCGCCTTGCACAACCTCGCCAGCGGTGAAGTCGGGCATCTGCATCGGGCAAGGTTCGCCACGGAAGAAATAGCCCATGTCATCGCCGGGAAGGATGATTTCCCACCACATGGACAGACCGCCAGTCAGCGCACCATGCTCGGTGACGATGGCATTCCAGTCATCGCGGGAAATCTTGTTGATGTTGCAAGTGAACTTGATCGAACCATCATTACCGTAGAGCAGCGGGATGAAGCGCCGTCTGCCGTACTGCGGCTCGGAGATGGGGGTGACATCGCCCTTGTCAATGTCAGCGGACAGGCCGGACACAGCGGTCACGAAGTCCGCAATGTTCAGCGTCGCGCCAGTCGCCTTTTGTGCGAAACCAGTAGACGGTTTCTGCCCGGCGACAGTTTCCGGGGCGTAGAGGATTTTTACGCCCAGAGCGCCAATTTCGCCAGCCATATAAGCAAAACTCCTTATCTTAGTTGAGTGTGTTGCCGTCACCGACAATGCGCCGGAAACGAGCAACGAGTGTGTAATACTTGTTGTCTTGTCTGTCGATGGGGTTTTCCATCGTTTCGATGAAGTACATCCCACCCAAAGCGTTCTTGACGATGGACATCAAGCTATACGCCTGTTCCTTCGCGCCGCTTGTGAGGTTGGAGAAAATCTGCACTTCCCATGTGGTTTCATAAACGTCTTGCGCGTTGGTCATGGTTTGCACCGTTTGTGGCATAAATCGTCCGATTTCTCGCGCAAAGACAGTTGGAAATTTAGCGGGGGTAGCTGCGTAGGTTTGAGTGACATTTGCAGACGGCACGGTTGCAAGTACCGCAGTTCGGATGACGGTAAAGATAGCGTTATTAGAAATCAAGAACCCAACACATCCTTTGCAACTTGCGGTAGATTTTGCACCATGTATTCATAGGCATAATAGAAAGCGGGAGACGGAGCAACAGTTGTAAACTTTTGACCGCCAAATATCCAAAATCCATGCTTTGAATACTGCTGTGCGTGAGTTTCAGACCAACTACCGGGACGGGCAGATGCGGGAACGGCATCATAATTTCCGTTTTCGCTACCCGCTTGGTCGCCAGCACCAAACTCGATGAACAGAACGTCCTCTCCGCTTGCGGTGATTCTGTATCCGCTCTTCATGGCTTCGGTTGTGACGGTTGCATGATGTCCGTGAATCTGCTTGATAATCGGTTCTCCGACCTCGCACAGCCGCTTGGCTATCTCTTGCAACTTGTCATCCGTGTTGGCGTATCGCTCTATTGCCTTTAGTGCGTGTCCTACGCCGTTAACCGTTATCTGCATCCGTCACATCAACCTTGCGTACTGCGATGCTCACACTATTGAAACTCCGTGCAACCCGGCGCACAACGTAGTTGTATTCTCCGTCTTCAGGAGTCATATCAATCCAGATGACAGAGTTCTCGTCCACGGGAATGTCAACCTCGTCGGTCACAATCACACGGTCATAATCCGTGAGATTGCCAAACATCTCCATGCTGCTCTGCCCCGTTGCGGGGGACACATTTGCCCGGGTCTTCACGGGTTCGGCATACGCTATGGCAGTCTCGCCCGTGTAGTTCCCGTCAGCGTCCATCATCTCGGTTTCGCCAAGATAGAGCGAATACCAGACATCCCGCTTGTTTCTCTGAAGCGTCCTCACGGCATCACACCCTTACATACGGTGTCACATGGCGGGTGTCTCGGATGTACCCAACCATGTCATCGTAGTTGAAGCTACGGTGAATACCGTTCTCAATGTGCGCGGACTGCCCCTCAGACCCGGCGTGTGTGTACCCGGCAACAACGGCATATATTTGTACGCCGTCATATTTGCTCGGCACTTCCGTCACATCGTCCGGCACACCGCCGATGTCCCAGTAAAGCCAATTGAGGATTTCATTCCCCGCAAGCGTGAGGTACGTCTGCAACTTCTCGTCGCTTGGCACTTCCCCGCCATCGTCAAGGAGTGTCGCAAGGATCTCCAGTTTTTGCTCGTCAGTCATTGTCAGCACTCCTTCGTGTGGGCGCGGAGAGGGTTGTTAGCCCTCTCCGTTGTTTTCTTTCGGTTTCACCGATTTCTTCGGCTTTTCCGTCTTAACTTCCGGCTTGGGTTCGTCCTTGAAGATGCCCACGGTGATCGAACCGTCCGGGTTTTTGCGGACTGCCATGATTAGGCGTGAGAGACGTAGATGCCGTTGGTCTTGTGGGACTTGACCCAAGCACCGTGGCAGTAGCGGGGCTGCACACGCCAAGCGTCGGCCTCGATGTTTTGCTCCGGGCTAAAGACACGGGGAGCATAGTGCTGCATGACTTGCAGGACGGCAGACGGGTGGATGATCATGTAGTTGATAGCCGACGCGCCAGTAGCGGGGGCAAAGCCGCCAGCACCGCTGGAGGTGGTCGGAGCGGCAAGGGTAATCGCCGTCTGGAAACGGGGCTGCGGCACGGTGATGACACGCATATCGTTGTACATCTCCACGTTGTAGTCCACATCGCGGTCACGGTTCATAACCATGCGGGTGATGCCGCTCTTGATGAGCCGATAAGTGCCGGGGCTGACGAACAGAATACGTCCCTCATAGGGAACCTCGGCGTTGTCAAGCGCCTCGGTAGCGCCGTCAATGGAGGCGATGGTAGCTGCACCCGCAGACAGGGTTTCGGTCGCAACATTGCCAGCCGCCGCACCAGAAGCATACTGGGCAAAGCGATAGGCATCGACTTCGGGGATGATGTGCTGGCGCTCCACGGTGGCAAGCAGATTCGGCACGACGAGAGACATGGCCTGTTCGTTGTCGAGGAAGTCAACCTGGTAGCTACGACCACGGTCAGTTTCCAGAACGTAGGGCTGCCAAGTACCAGTCACATCGCCGGGGACGTAACCAGCGTTGCGGTCATAGTTGCCCATGCCGACAGGGTTGATGTTGAAGATGTTGACGGTGTTGCCGCCCGTGAAGCTGACATACTCACTCAGAGTGTCAAGGACAGCAGACTTGGACTCGGCCTTGTACGCCTCGTCCAGAAGGGGCAGATAAAGTTCCGCATAGCTAATCGCGTTTGCGGCAGGTGCAACAACAGTAGTTGCCATTGAGCATTACTCCTTTAATTATTTCTTCGGAGGCAGACCGAAATACTTTCGCATCTTATCCTCGGCAAGTTCCTCCGCGCTCTTGCCAGAGGGCGGCGCACCGGGAGTGAGGGTCGGTTGCTTGTTCAGCGCCGCCGCCTCAAGTTCCTTAGTTTTCGCCGCAAGATATTCTTGCTGACAGGACATAATCGTGGCGGCATCATTGTCAGCAGTTGCCTCTGCCGCCTTGAGCGCAAGTTCCTGTGTATAGCCAAGAGCGAGATACTGCGCGATAAACCCGCTCACCGTCTTATCCCTACGGAGAGTCCGCAGTTCTTCCTCGACTGCCGCTTCACGCTCCGCTCTCTCTGCCTCGGCTCGTTCCTGTTCGGATTGCTTCTCGCGCAGTTGTTTCTTCCAGTCACTTGCTTCTGCATTTGCCTTTGAAAGCGCGTTTTTTAGCTTTGTTATTTCGTCCGCGCCGTCTTTTGGCACAGGCGCTTCGATTTCAAGTTCAAGCAGAGCGTTTACTTTTTCCTCTGCGCTCATTTCAGAAAAGCCCGTGATAGCGTTGGTATCAACTTTCATTTTTTCTCCTTGCGTTTTATAGGTGTTCCCTCACCATGTTTTCCGTTTTTTACCGACTTGTCGTGTCGCTTGCGTTTTTTAGGCAGTTTCCCTACTGCTGTTATATTCATCGGCGTATTGCCACTTATAACCACCCGCAGATTTTCCGTTTCCGGCACAACAACGTGCAATGTTTCCGTTGCGAACCCCGGTATCTCTTTCTGCTTCATGAGCGCTGCTAAACATTGCAACGTATTCTCCGCAAACAGTTAGTTGTACTACTGGCCTTGCTGTTTTATACCCGTTTGCCCTACATCTTTTGCAAGTTTCTTCGTAGAGTGTTGCGTCAGAAGTTATTCTTGCTTTGTTTGAGTTGCCTATCTTTTGCTTCCACTCATCGGAAAGTGTATAGTGCCTGTTTTTCGCGGCCTCACTCATCTTTGCTTTGGCCTCATCTGTGTGCTTGTATCCTTTGTTTTTTTCGGATATTCTCTTTACAACTTCCGGGTGTTCGGCGTAAAACTTTTTGCAAGAATCAGATAATTTTTTTAGAGATTCTTTGCTAAGTTGAGAACCAATGTCTCCACCAGTTTTTTGGTTGTATCCAAACGCCGGATTCAAAGAATGAAACTGCAAAATGAGTTCCTTTTCTTTTTTACAAGCATCATCACGTTTCAATCCGTCAAACAGAATTTCGTGAGCAAAATTGCCCCATCCGTATTTTTGAATTGCGCTCCAAAAATGCGGGGAAGATTGATAGCCAAATCCATTTTTCCATCTTCCGTTTGCCGTTTGCTTTGTAATTCCGATGTATACTTTTCCGCTTGGCGAAGTGTGCTTATATACGATGTATGCTCGATCTTCCATAGCAAAAGTCCTCTCTCTAATTTGAGAGGGGGGCGGGGGCAAATCCCGCCATGCATAACCCTCTTGCTATTTGAAGCGTTTCGCTTTTAGTGCTGACCCTTGTAATATTGTGCCGTGCTGATGCCAAGCAGAGCGCCAAGCAGTACGCAGATGGCATTCCCGGTCTTCGCAACCTCGTCCGCATAAGGCCAACCCCACACAGGGGCAAGCGCAACATAGAACGTGGCAAGCGCCGGGATGCAGATGAGAGCAACCCATTTCAGAACGTCATACAGTTTGTTTCCAAGTTTCATTACCCGTTCTCCTTGTAAAGCGTCTTGATGTCATTTTTGATTACCGCAATGTCCGTCTGAATTTCCATGAAGCGGGATGCGTAGTTGTTGTGTTCGTCAAGCCGCTTTTCAACCCCGGCAAGACGATCATCTAGTTTCGCGTCCCTCACGGCATCATCTACTTTTCGCTTCGTCGCTTGCTGACGGGAGATTAGCCATTGTCCGATTACGGCACAAAGGCCAGTTATGATTGCGACAAGTACAGTATCGCTCATTTTCTATCCCCCCCCCCTCACGAAAACAAAAGTTCGCAGCGGCAGTTAATGTTGTTCTCCGGCAACTCAAACAATCCGGGGGCTGGTGCATGATCGCCGTCGAACGTGTAGAAATCCTCGTCAATCCCTACAGTTTCAAGTTCAAGATAAGAATGAGTATCACGCACACGCTCGTCTGCCATTGTCACCCACGTTTTCGTGGTTGCTCCGGCTTTCTTTGCCGTCCTGTAAGCGGCAGTATTGGCAATCCTGTGCGTTTCGGTGTCTGCGATCCGGGAAATATCTGCCCCTGTGCCGCCGTTTGAGAAGTAATCCTCGACACGCTCTCTCCAGCTTTTACCCGCCACCTTTGCGTCAACAGTTTCCATGACTTCATCAACAGTAGGGGTATAAGGGGTATAACCTACGGCACTGCTCGGCGTGAGGTTATCATTTGTGACTTCATTGCCCATTGCATAGGCAAAAAGGAACAAGTCTTCAAGCAAGTCCTCTACTTCACGCATAACGGACTTGTCTTGCGGGAGTTGTTCGTATCCAAACCGCTCCCGCAGTTGTGCGTCCAGTCGGTTGAGTTCGTCCATCGGGAGTATGCTGTTCATTAGACAGCACCACCCGTGTCATTCTCGCCGTTGTCATTGTCGCTCTCGATGATTTCAGCTTCACCGTTGCCGCCGTTGGTTTGCTCGGCCCCAACCTTTTTGGCTGGGTCGCCCCAAATCATCTTGATATACTCCTCGGACATCTTCATATCCTTTACGGGGTCGGACGAGATGCCGGACTTCTCTGCGGCAAGTTCGGGGTGCATACCCGCCGCCAAGAGCGTCTGGAACGCTTGCGCCTTGCTTTGCACGTTCGCAGTCTCGCCATGCGGGAAGTTGAGTTCGAAATCATTCGGGTCGATGTCCAGAAGTCCCTTGCGCCGAAGAATTTCAACAACGATGCGGTCAAACTGTCGGTTGCTTTCACGGAAAAGGTCTTCCGTATTTCTGGCAGAGCAGTCAGCTTGATACCATCCATAAGAGGCCAAGATTGCTGCGCCCGTTGTATCGTATGCAGAACCACCGTTGTTGCGGCTCGGCATAGCACAGATGCGGAGAATCTTGTCCTCAAGGTTGTCCATGAGAACCTTCGTCTGCGTCTGGTCAAGCTGTTCGGACAGAACCTTGAAATCTGCCTTGTTCTCACCGATGCTCCGCAGAGCAATCATTCCGGCCTTGCGGATGTCCGTCACCGTGACGTTCTCCGGGAACTCGCAGTTAACGGCAATCGCAAGGGACTGGATGAACTGTTCCACACCGTCAGCTGCGTTGGACGCAAGGTTGGACAGTTCGTCAATGAGCGGAAGAGCAAGTTCAAACGCCGCTGTGTTCACGCTGTTGTAGCGGTACTCGATGATTGGAATGTACCCAAGAACATTTGGCTCAACGCTATCAAGCGTAGTCGCCGTCACCGTGAAGCTATGACTCTTCTGTGTGGTCACCATCTTGCCGACAACCGTGCCGGAGAGGTGAAACACCTCGCGCTCGGTGAACACATCGAAGTGAGCGATCTCGTCCGATACAACCAGATTTACGCCCATAACGGGCTTGTTTCCGGGGCGAAGCGAATAGACAACAAACGCAGAGCGCGGGTCGAGTGCGTATGCCTTGAATGGGACTTCATCGTCATCATTCGGCTCAACGAATGTCACACCCTTGCCTACACGGTGAAACCAATCGGCAGTCTTGTTGTCTGCGTCGGCCTTGCCGGAACGGTGCAGAAACTCATTCAGCTTTTTGATTTTCGTCTGGACACCCTTGCGCCGTGCGGTATAACAACATTCCTTCTGAAGAAGATAACCGTTCTTGAAGTCAACTACCTCGGCAGCCATATTGACTTGAACGATATTAAGGATGTCCTCGCGGATCTCCTTGCGTCGGTTCAGAATCGGCTGAACGCCTCGCGTGTACCAGTACAGAAACTCCTCTTGGAGCATATTGCCGACATGGTACACAAGCGCGGAGTTTAACTCTCCAAGCACGTTCTCGCGGGTGATCTCATCAAACGATGCGTAAATATCCAGTCGCCCAAACATATCGTTTCGGACAACTGGAGAAACCCGAATTACATTTTCGTCCAAACAATCACCCCTAATAAAAAAAGAGACTGTCCCCGAAAGAACAGCCCCATTTGACTCTACCCACGGCCCGTTTGCTGTGAGGATTCTGTATTACTTTTCTTTATAGACAAGTCGCCGTCCGTTTTCCAGAACAACCCACTTGCCCTTTTCGCGCCTCACGATTGCCTCTTTGCCTGTGGCAATGATACTCACAATCGCATTGATTACCTCTTGCGGCATCACACTACCGCCCTCATTTCCTTTTGCGTGCCGGACAGCAAGATCCTCGGCGTGTCCTTGCAACTCGGTCTAAATCCAAGCGTATCACCATATCCACCGTAGTCTAGCTTTGCGGCAGCGTTCACAAACAGTTTGGTGCAATATGTAATACTGCTGTTTGCGGGATTCGGACGAGCGAACGCAGTCTTTAGCGTTGCCGGGAGATGGGTATGTCCGCAGATGAAAACATCGGCATCACAGATAGATGACAAGTCAACAAGGCGCTGAATCTTGCCGCCCTCTTTGCGTCCACCGCCCGTACCGTGCGTGAGATAGACTGTATAGCACACAGGACGATGATGGTTCCTAGGGCCACCATCAGCACCAACACGCAAAAATACCAGCGCACTGTCCGACGAATACTTATCCTCAATTCCCAACTGACGGGCAAGGATATAGGTCATATCAACGCCGTTCGTCTTGTAATGCCGCGCTTCGTGGTTGCCTCCGACGATTCCGACGATTTTGTGAGTGATAGGCTGAAGCAGTTCACAACACACGGCAAGTTCGTCCATCGGCGAAAGCGTATCGCCGTAGGTGTCGCTCACGGATGACTTAATCGCACAGTTCATAATGTCACCCGCAAGAATCGCATAAGCGTTTTCGTGCGTGGCAACATAGTCAATGTCGCGCTTAATTAAGTCATGGTCACTGTTTGGGTCGGCATAGTGATAGTCTGCCAACACAAGCAGTTCAACGGACTCAAGCGTTGTAGGCAAATCTGCTCTAATAGCTTTCAAATAGTTTTCTCCATCGGCAGCGTCCCCACCCCTTTAATGCTGCCGTGTCATCCCAAAGGCGCTATGCCTGTCTTTACTGGCAGACAATGATGGTTTCGATCCACCGCCCCAAGGTTCAAAGCCTTGTGTGCTACCATTACACCAATTGCCTATATTTTGCCCGGTTTAGGTCGCCACTCCATGCCGGGACTTGTGCGGTTTCTAGCCGCTCATGCATTCTTAGGCGCTCCACGGTGAAAGGAGAAGCCCGTGGGCGGCATCTTTATGGGCGTTTGCCCAATGGTCGGTGGCAGATTTCCCGCCTATCCCCCAGCTTGCATAAAAGAACGAATATTCATTCCATTTTGTATATTATACCACATTTTGTGATTTCAGCAAGTGGAAAAGTACAATATTTAGAACGGACGCTTCAGAATCTGAACAATATTGGAGTGGTCGGACATCTGCCAGTCAACAAACATCGCAAGGCAGTCCGGGACATCATCGTGCATACTCCCATATATATCCTTTTGCGGTCTTGTATCGTGGTAGATGCCTACAACATCTACTTATTGCGCCAGTATTACCGTGAACGTATTCTGCTGCCTCGTTAATTGCCCTAAACGTAAATAAAAGCTTACCATCTTGTGAGAAGCAATTTACTGGCGTGGCAAGATCTTTGTGCGCCTCTCTCATTTTTGCTTTTGTTTCTTCTGACGCTTTCTTTCCAATACACCCGTTGCTTTCTGGCCTGTTAAACGCACGTTTGCATCCGTCGCTAATCTTTGCTTTTTCTTCTTCGGTATGTTTTCTGCCTCTATTTCCATTTCCAAGTTTATACCGCATTTCTGGAGTAGCATCGTTTACCGCAACATCGCCACCGGGCAACACATTATATCCACACATCGGATTTGTTGTATCGTAATACTTGACAAGCCAACGCTCTATCCGCTCTGCCTGTTCTTTTGTTTCACACACAGCAAAAACATCATGTTCTATGTTGTCCCAACCGTACTTTTCGATTGCGCGTCCAACCACTTGCGATTTGTAGTTATATCCCTTGTACCCCCAACGCTTTTCAACGGAATTGCGCGTCACACCAATGTAGCGTTTACCGTTTGGGAAAATGTGCTGATAAACCGTGTACATTTTTTGCCTCCTGCTACAAAGCAAAAAATTGCGCCCCGTTAATGGTAGCAGCATTAACAGGACGCAACTATGTTAAGCGCGGATATACCGCGCCTACCACCTATACAGTTACGCAAGTCTGCTACCCTTGCATTATGGATTATACCACAAATGCGCGGATTTTGCAATATCCTTTGTTAAAACGGTCTACGCATAATAACCGCTTTTTGCCCCATGTAGTTTAGAATATATTCAACGGTCAAGCTAATGACATCTGCAACGTCATCATGCGCCACTTTACCAACCATCGAATAAGAGCAAAGCTGCGTCATGGCAGTACGGTATTCTTTACTTGTGCTTTCCGACTTCGGATCGCGAAAATAGAAATGGCTCTTTGCCCAAGCGGAGTTTGCGACAATGCGTGTTGCCTTATTTGATTGCGTCCACTTAGTCGTGATAGACGTAAACCCTCCCAGCTCCTTTACCTTGTCCTTAACCGTTTGCGCGAACAAGGTGCCACCACGGTTGCTTTCAATTTGGCACATTTTAACCTTTTCATCTACAAGTCGCTGTGCAACTCTCGGCTGGATAGATTCAACCTTTCCGTTGTCGCAGATAAAAGAGTTTACATAAAACAGATCGCCGTACTGATACAGAACTGGCATAGCACAATAGTCCGATCCCTGTTCTTTCGTATCACACACGGCAATAATGTTGTCCGGCTCTCTATCTGGTAGTGTTTCAAAGTATTGCAGTTCGGATGCGTCAAAGAGGGTTGCTGTCCTCTCTATCGGCTCGTTCATGTAGAGAGCTTTCCAACTTGCATCGTCCATTATATCGCGTTGCTTGTGGAGTGCTTCAGTAGTGTAGCCCAAGCCGTAGGGATAGTCAAAGTTGCTTTCGTCGTTTTCGTCCAAAGCCGGAAAACGGATAAACCGTGCGCGTGGATCGCCCTCATACTCGCGCTCCAACCGTCCGATAACGTCATGCAAACTCCACCGTGTAGCAATGTGCAATTCCTTTGCCCTATCACCGATCTTACGTTGCCGTAGGTCGGTGTAATACATCTGCCACAGCTTATCAAGCCGCTCAATGCTCATTGCGGTTTCAATGCCGTCAATCAAGTCATCGCAGTAAAGGACGTTCATTGCGCGGACTTTACCAGCGTTTCCGCTACCAATGGACGAAAATTCCAACGATTTGAACCGCATATCGTCCGTTTTGTCGTAACCAACACCGATCATCATGTCCTTTGCGTTGGTTGCTATGACGGACAGACCAGGGAATACATCACCCCACCGATAATCCCCGCCAATCTCCATAATTCGGAGCATTTCACCGTACATTCCGGCAAGAAAGCTATTGTTATGAGAACCAACAAGGTTGGGGAGAAATGGATTGCGCCCAACCGTCCACGCGAGAAAGAACTCTGCGATAGTTGATTTTCCAACGCCAGGAGGTTCGGAAATGCCAAGCAGTTCAATTTTGCCGTCCTCTAAGTCTTGCAACGCCTCTGCACATGGCAAAAGCTGTTTTCGCCTCGGCACATAAAACTGCTTCTCCGGCGCTCTGTCCTTTTCGATGTAGATGCAAAAGCTGTCAAACTCATGCGGAGCGTCAAACAGATGCGTCTTGTAGTACAGTTCAAGCATCAAGTCTGGGGCATTGTTTGCTCGGAGCAACTTCATAGACTTCGTGCGAATCTGCTTTGCGAAGTCGTGTGCGGCAGCAAAGTTGCCATCGTCATAGACGGTTGTGCCATAGTCTCGCTTGCCCGTACCCTCTACCCGTACCGCGCCCTCTTGCTCCAACTCCCGGCACAGCGCAAACGCATCCTCCAAAGCGTCCGGGTTATTCCTCGCTATCAGATTCGGTATCAGCGTCTTGTAGTTCGTCATCGTCCTCGTCCTCTAATATGGCCTTTACTTCTTCCTTATTCGCGTAAAGCCATTCCCAACGCGCATCATCACGCATTGCGTCAATCATACACGCCCTGTCATTTGGGCTTGTGTTGTAGTAGCAAGTGGATACAAGCCCATCCTCGCCAACCATCTCCATTGCGATAGCTTGCGGATTCGCCTTGACCATCTCTTGTATGGTTTCCTCCAGCCACCGCGCATACGGGGCGGCAGTCCAATCGTCAGTTGTCCCCGTCGCTGCCATTCTTGCCCTCCAGCTTGTCAATGAGTGCGTCGGCAAAGTCAATCACGCCCATGACCCACTGCAAATCCTCGTTTGCTCTCTCGTTGCTCATGCCAAGCCATTCGTCAGCCGCCTCTTTCAGCTTGTCATGCTCCGCTCTTAAAATCCCGTCAAGCGTTATCGCGCCCATCTTCCGCAACCTCCATTCATTTCTTTGCACCCGCCCGTGTACTCACACATTGGCACAAGGAACGGCGTAAACTCCGGGCAAACCTTGTTGACCTCGCAAACCATGTGCGCGACAACCATCTGTGTTTCATCTGATGCCATTTGGCAAAGCCGCTTGTTTGCGATCACCATGAGTTCTTCCGCATTTACATCAAAGATCATATCCACGGGTGAATCTTGCGGTGCTTTGTTTCGGTCATACTCGCTCTGTCTGTCGTTGCGCTGACTTTTCACATACGGTTGTGCGTGAACGTGGCGGCACAGGTGGACGGATACCCAAGACGGCAAGTCGGAGATTAGGAACGAGAACCGCAGATAGCGGATGGGAGAGTGTCGTGCGCGGAGGATTTCGCGTTTCCATTCCTCCGCGGGCGGCGAGATAGGGCGTTTGCCAATCGTCACCAACGCCCTGCGTTTTACTTCCATCCAGTCCTTATCCGTGGGGTATTCTATCAGTTCAACTTTCATCTTTTGCCTCCTGTTTTAGCGTCTGAATACGCAGTCGATGTTTTACCATATCCTTACATGGAACAAGGTCACAGACAACATTCTTGTCTTGGTTGTCATCCATCCACATTTCCAAAATCGCCATACATCGCTTTGCTGTTTCGTCCGGGATTGTCAGCTTTGCGTTTACATCAATCGCGACTTCGCCGTTCATCACTCGCCCTCCTCCGCCCAAGAATAGTGGTATTCTTTTGGCCCTTCATACTCTTCTGAACTTCTCCAGATTTGCGTTATATCCAGTATCCACTTTCGGAACCCTGCTACGTCAGTTATCCATCCAAAGCGTGGGCTTGTTCCACATTCGCCAAACATCTCAACAGCGAACATCCAGAAGACCTGCAACTGACTGATGTCTGATTCTGACCAATCGCCCGGCGCACCGTAGTTTTTTGGGCAACCGATAGAATAGCCGTTATCTTTTAGCTCAATCCAAGAAAAGACAACTGGAGCAAGTCCGTTGTACCATGTGATACTATCAAGCGCGTGTCTTTCCTCACTCATGCCCCGCCCTCCTCACTCGGCGGGATGATGGTGGGAGCGTAATCGCCGTAATGCTGAGAATCGCCGTACCGATTATCTCGCGGCTCAATTCATCAATTGCATCAGCCGCTTCTGCGACAAACTCAGCCAGCGTCTGCGTTGCTGTCCGCAGCCGCTTCACCAAATCCTCATACATCTCCGTCACCGTCCTTATCCATAAATGCGCCACACATCGGGCAATATTTTACGTTAGCCCAGCTTTCTACAAGAATTGCGGGTACAGTCTTTCCACAGTGCGAACAAAGATACGGAACATTATCGCCGTCTCCACACCTTATCCATTCGCCGTGTTCCACGGGTGCTACATCTTCCAAAGGAACCGCCATTAAAGCATCTGTAACGTCCGTGGTGAAGATCTTTCCCTCTCGTTGTAGCAAATCTGTGTAGGCTTTGATGATTAGGTCTTGCCTTACATAGGCCATTTGTTACCCCTTCATTCTCGCGCCGCAATCTGGGCAGTATTGAGATACTCTGTCATTTTTTCCACCGCATACAGAGCAAATGTAGTCGTGTCCGAGCGGTTTGTAGTCGACCCTTCTCCACCGCCCATGCCGCACAGGCGCAATATCGGCGGCGGGAACTCGCATCATTAACATCACGCACTCGTCCATAATGCCGTTCTGGACAGCGTTTCTAACCTCATAGTGATTTTGCAAAGCGTCGATTGCCGCCTCGCGCTCGATATACTCCTTGCGCGTAAAAACATTATCGTTCTGCAAGGTGTCTGTCCCCTTGCCTCGTCCTTTCTCCATTTTCCTTTCTCCTTTCTTAACCTCTCCGGCCTTACCTATATTATCCCACGCCTCACCCCACCTCACAATCGGAAAAGTATAATAAATACCGCCTCGATTTTGTTAATACTTTCTTAACATTTCGTTCATAGTTTGTTCACATTCGGCAAAGGTACTGTTGTTATGTAAACTACCTTTGCCGTACCTTTGCCGCTACCTTTGCCACCTCAAACCATTGATAATTCTATCTTTTTTCTCTTTGGCAAAGGTAGCAAAGGTAAAATAGGCAAAACTTTTCATAGAAAAAAATACGTTTGTAGAAAAGGTTAAGAAAAAACCTTTGCTACCTTTGCCGCTGACCCTCAAACCATTGCGCCCCAACGGTTTGAACTGGCAAAGGTATACTTTTGCCGCTTTGCCGACCATGTGGAGCGGTCTTTTTTTGTTTTTCGGAGATTTTTTCGGATCGTGATGAGGAAATTTTTTGGAATTTCGGATGCTGGGGGACGTAACCCCGCCCCTCCACGCCATCTCTATTTACCCCGTGGGTAGGTAGGTATTTGAGCCGGATCGCTGCCAGGATGCCATTATGTCAACTGATTATTACGCTCTGTATAGGCATATCCGGCTATTATTGAACAAAATAATGTTTTTGTTCAATTATAAGCCGGGAAAACAGCCAAAACAGCCTGGAGAATGAATACAAATAGTTATCATGTTAGCGGTCGCAAGGCGAGAGTGCTAAAATAATCCATATTTGGACTATCATAATTTGGACGATGAAACTATGGATTAGCGTTACCTTTACTTACACCAGTAACAATTGTTTACGTCATAATATATAAATAATATATAATATCATTGTGCAATCCTACAAAAGTAGGGTTTATCCCTATATTACTATTGCAATAGGGTTTATCCCTTGCTATATTGTATATAGGGTTTATCCCTAATACATTATGAAAAGAGGATAACACAATGAAAGAATTCAAGCTTAATGAATCTGAAAAGAACATGATCAAGGCCGATTGCATGAAAGCGCTTGATATCCTGGACACAAACGGAAACGGCATTGTAATGAATGCGGAAAGCGTAATTGCCAGTATTGAAAGAACAGCTTGCGACATTCTTTATAACAATGGTAGAAAGACGGATATTCTTAAAAACGGAAACGGAAAAATTGATGGATCTGTTGAATGCCAGGCGCTGTTTCCCGTTTTGACTTGCGCTTGTCATTGCCCCGGTTGCTACGCGGTTAATTCTTGCACGAAAAAGTTTAACGGCCAGGGAAAACAAACGGCGGAAAGTTGGTATAAGTTTACGTTCCTGGCAAAGTATTATCCAGATCTCTATTTTATGCAAGTTGACAGAGAGCTGGCAAAAAGCAAAGCTGAAGAGTGCCGCTGGCACGTTTCCGGAGATTTCATCAGCAATGACGATATTATCCGCTGCATTAATACTTTCCGCAAGTATCCGCATATTCGCTTTTATACCTATACAAAAAGAGAAGAAACGGAAATGCCGGCGCTTGCGGAATTGAAGATGCTTGCTAATGTTAACATAGTCGACAGCATGCCTTGCGGAATGATCAACTATGGCAATGACGAATATCTTGCTAAGCTTGCAAAAAAAGTAAAAACCGAAACGGGAAAAACGCTTGTTATTTGCAAATGCGGAACAAGCATAGAAAAAGAGTTTAACAAAGCGCACTCAAAGAAAAACGGCGGAGACGGGAAAAAATATTGTGGCGGCCTTTGCAAAGCTTGCGCGTATTGCGAATTCGTAGCTTTCAAACAGCACAAATAATTAAACACTATACAGCATGGGATATTAAGCCCGGCGACGTGTTGATATGGAATTATGGCTTTAAATCGCTTGTTATAGACGTATCCAGCAGCGCAAGCGGAAAAACCATAACAGCGACGTTAAAAGAGGATAGTGGCAAAATTATAAACCGTATTATGCGCGCTGATCGCCTTGTTGCTTTTCAGGCATAACAAAATAGCAGCGTTTTTCCGCTGCTGTATGCCTTGCTAGTCAATCAGAGTATAGCAAGGCATACAGCAGCGGAAAAGCATAACACAAGCCCAAAAACAGCTTTACAAGCTTGATTTGTACGTTGGCAACAGAAAACAGCTTGCCAGGATAGCAAGCCAAAAAACGCGATACAAGGCAAGGCAAGCCAAACAAGGCAAGTATACAAGGCAAGGCACAAAACGCCGGAAAACGCGAAAAACAAGCCTTGTAATGCAATCGCATGATAGCAAGTCAAGTTAGCAAGCTGGCAAGGCGTGATCCGCAGCACAGGGTTGCATAATTGTATACAATGATGCAATGTGTACATGGATGCATGGATAATGGAATGCCAGCATACCAGTATGCGAGTACCCACGCATTCGCGCACACAGTCGGTCGTGCGGTCGTTCGCCCTGGGCGATCAGCTTTCTGCGCTTTCTGCGTCTTTTCTGCACGTTCTGCGCTTTCTGCGCTGAATGAATACACAATATCATATAAGGAGGTTTTCTGCAATGTTAAAGCGTTATGTTCGTGAGTATGGCAATGACAAGATCAAACAGTATGAGCGAGTAGCACAAGACTCGCCCCGCCTGCTTGACGATTGCCAGCGCCGGATTGAAAGAATTCAATGTGCGATCCGGGCGTATGAGCGGTACATGATTACCGCCGACGAGGCTGTCAGCGTCATTTTGGACGCTTGACAACAATTTCTGCGACTTTCTGCAAAAAACGCTTGACAGGGTTAATCCCATCGGCTATACTGGGATTAACCCTAAGGCATGAAAGGAGTTCTGCACATGACAAAAGACAGTGAATGGAAAAAGGCATGGGACAAAGCCAACGTCAAGATGATAGCCGCAAAGCTATTTCTGACGAAAGAAGAAGACCGCAAGATTTACGACTTTCTGCAAGCACAGGATTCAATGGCAAACACGATCAAGCTGGCGCTCACAGAGTACATAGCAAGCCACACGCCGACCGAGTACCACTACGGTATGCGGCTGCGTGGGTTCAGCCCTGGAGCGCAACCGAAAGAGGCTCTGCGGAGAGAAGACGATCCCACGGGCAAGTACCATGACATCCTGGTGTACGGCAGACAGCTTTCTGCGGCTGAGATCGCAGACTATGAACTGGATGATTTGAATTGAATACCCCCACAGACGAAACCACCTAAACGACGAAAGGAGAAAGAGTAATGAAAATTATGGGAATCCGCAATCTGTGCAGCGCAACGAAAAACCTCGCGCCGGAGGGATATGCACCGCGCTATGAAATCCAAGTGCATCTTGACACCAAGACAGGCAAGCTCTACTGGGCTGACGTTGTCGGCAACGGATACATTCAGTACAACGATCCCGACATGATTTATGTCTGCAACATCAAGCACCCGGCAACTATGGCAGAAATCCGCGAAATGATTGAGGACGAGCCGCGAGTCCGCTATGCAATTGGAAAGGTTGAGTGGTGAACGCATGACCACGCTAATTATTATCCTCGCCATCTGGGGCATCTACCGTTTGCTGAAAGGCACAGCAGACCGCGCCCAGGCAGACCGCGCAGAGCGTGAGCGGCAGCGCATCCGAGAGGAGCAAGCCGCACAGCGCAGGGAGATCGCGGAGATGCGCGAGAGAGCGAAAGCCGAAACGCGCAGACAGATTGAGGCAGAG